TTTTAATTGTAATAAAATTAACGACGATACTTCGCAGTCTTTTTAGCGATATCCTCAGGTTGTTTACTGAACTGTTTACCTTTACGAGCTGCTGCACGTTTTTTAGCAGTGCTCCTGGCATATTCCTTATCAGACAATGCTTCACGTGCTTTTTTAGGCAGATAACGTTCACCTGTAGCGTTTTTACCCTGAGTACTATTTTTGCCAGATTTAGTGCCCCAGTCTTCTTTAGTCCAGCTGTCTAAAGATTTTTGAGATTCACGTTTAGCCATTAGTCTTTGTAGCCCCCACCTTTTGCTTTATATTCTTTCGCCATCATTTGGGCTTTACGAGCAGACCATTGGCCAGGCTTTCCGCCTTTACTGCCTGCTTTAATGCGATTAAAAATCTGCTTGCGTAGACCAGGCTTGGTGTAGTTGCCTGCCTCATTGACTCGGGATTTAGCCTTTGCTTTTGCTTTCGATCTAGATTCAGCAGACATCACATGTTCTCCTTAAGTTTAGTTAGACGCAAGGCTTGCTTTTTGTGTTTGTCAGATGCGCCATGAAGCTGCTCGATAATTTCTGACATCTCACTATTGACATCAGATTCATCAGCAGATTTGTTCATTTCTTCCTCTGGTGACATTTTATCTTCAATTGGACCACCATGAATCCAAGCGTCACAGGTACGATCACCCGCACATTTAAATTTAAACAGTTGGCAATAGCCTAGATTTGCATGTTCAATCACACGACGTGGATCAACATAAGGCTCTTCTTCTGTACCAATACCGCCACCAATGCAGCACATCACCTTCCAAGTTTGATCAAAGGCTCCACAGTTGCCGCATCGAGCAGACATTGCTTCACAGATGTCTGTCTTAAACAGATCTGCTTTCTGTTGCCAAAACTCTTCGTTTGGATAATCAGGATTCAAAGGACCGTAATTAAAATTCTCAATGGTCCAATTCCTGTTCTTTGTATTTTCATGCACATCCGTCGTTGCTAGCGGGCATGATTCCTTGTGATAAGTCACATGTTTGCCAAGCATTGCTTGGGCTTGCCTTTGAGAATAATTCATTACCACTTCACCTTATGTGACCAATAACGAGCAGATAGCTTGCTCGGCTTTGAATCTTGTGCATTGTGCCGAGCGTAGTAAGACTTTTTGCGTGCCTTATCTTTAGCTGACTTAGGATTTTTACCAGCACCTTTTACGCCCTGTTGACCAAAACGAATCAACTTTTCAGTGCTGCCTACTTTTGCAAGTACTGCATGGGATTTTTTCGGATGATTAGGTGTACGTTTTGGCTTGTTATAACCAGAAAAAACTTCACCCGCTTTACGGATAGCCATGCTATTGCTTACGCTACTACCCTATTTTAGCGGCTCTAAAGGATCATCTTTGCCAGCACAGATAGCAACTGCTCGCTTGTAAAACATATTATCTCGTTTTTCTTCTGGAAGAGTTTCAAAATACTCTTTTACTTTTTCCCAATTGGTAAGTTCTTCTGGAGACATTATTCGGTAGAGGCAAGGAATTCCATCTCGGCATGCATTTGATCACTAAGAGAGGACACCTGCGCACAGGCACCAAGAATTAATCCACGTTGGTTCGGTGTTAGTTCAGCGTCAATAGCATCTTCTGATAGGACAGCAGCAATGTCTCCAAGAGACATAATAATTGCAGGCAAGCCCCACTTTTCCACCAATCCATGCATAACTGAAAGAAGTGGATTATCACCACTTTCAATTGCATTCCAAAATTCTTGGCGTTCCTCGTTCGTCATTAATTACATCCAAGGGTTGCTTACATTCTACAAGTTAGAATTGTGGTACACGATTTAGAATCAATATGGCCAAACTCACCTTAGAAACATTTAAAAACTTCTTCAAGTATTACAACGAAGAAGAGCATCAAATTCGTGCCATTGAAGAATTATATTCTGGGTTAGAAGGCAATGTCTGCGCTGTATATCTTGATGATCAAAGTGATTGGGTTCTCAAGTACCGAAATAAAGTTCAACAACCTACTGAGTCTGTTCCAGAAAAACAATGGCCAATTACTAAAAATCAAATGGCAAGCATTATGGGATGTAAATCCAGCAGCTTGTCAGATGAATTGATGGATGATTTTGCTCGTTGTGTTGATCTCTACGACATGGATCTTAAGAGCATTGCATATTTTCTTGGCCAGTGTGCCCATGAAAGTGCAGGACTTAAATATGACGTAGAAATTCACGACGGCTCTAACTACGAATGGCGAAAAGATCTAGGCAATATTTATCCCGGTGATGGCGTCAAGTTTGCTGGAACTGGCTGGATTCAAGTAACCGGGCGTTATAATCATCAGGCTTTCTCTGATTATCTGCAAAAGAAAGGTGACTACGATTCTAAAATTATAGAAGTTGGCAAAACTCACACCAGTAAAAAATACCCGTGGTCAATTAGCGGGCACTGGTGGTATAACAACAAGATGAACGAATACTGCGCAACAAATCCACCCGTTGACCGTGTGGGTCAGCGAGTGAATGGCCGTTATTTACCCAATGGTTATCAAGCACGCAGGCACTACAGCCGTGGGGCATTTGACGTCCTTGGGCTGCAATATCCAGGGGACTAATTACTCAGCGGTTTCTTCTTCTTCCACTTCGTCTTCAGGACTAAACTCAAGAGTTTTAATCACTTGCTGAAGATAAGAAGCGGAGAATTGCTGAAGTTTGGTATCGCCAGTTGTGCGGGCAGCAGCATAAGAGTTGATTGCTTCTACCAGTTCAGATTCCTTACAGGCCATTTATATAAAATAATCAAGTTTTAATCTAACAAAAAAGCCCCTGTATAGGGGCCTTGTTCTGTAAACCTTGCTTTAATAATTACTCAATACCAGCATCAGCCAAGCGTTGCTCAAGAGTTTCGATTTTAACTAGTGCTTCTTGCAATCCGGCAGTCAGCAGCGGTACTAGTTTTGCTTGGTCAATACCTTGATACACAGGATTGCCTTCTTCATCTACAGCGTCTTTCTCACCTTCGACACATTCTGGAACAATTTCCTTTGCTTCATGAGCAATGAAACCGTCAACAGTTTCTTCTGGATTTGAAATAAAGTTAAAGCGTCGAGGCTTCAATCCAAGTATACGCTCAGAAGCATTATCGATGCTGACAATATTTTCTTTTAGACGATAATCTGAGGTGGTGTTATAGGAAGTTGAAGTTGCACTAACAGCAATAGACCCAAGAGTACTCGTGGTATTCATATGAAACCGGACCAAGTGTCCAGTGGTGTTGCGACGGAACTGGTGAGGTGCGTTATTGTTTAAGGTATTTGTAAGAATATTGCCAGCAGTTCTAAATGCAATACCTTTTTGGTTGCTTGCAACAGGATTAATGCCAGTGGACTCACCGCCAAAGACCATGTTGCCAGATCCATCAATCCTAAAACGCTCAGCGTTTGAACCCGCACCAAAACCAGCAGTTCCGTTTCCTGTGTAGAAGCGGATAGAGCCACCAGTGCTGGTTGCACAGATTCCAAGGTCGTTATTTACTCCGGTGGTTGAAGTTTGACCAATAACTGGCCTGTTTGTTGCGGTGGCAGAAACTCTCTTGCCAAAGGTTATATAGTTACTCGAGTTTACTGTGCCACCAACATGAAGAATACTGCTAGGATTAGTAGTTCCGATGCCGACGCCGCCGCCAATTGGATTGAGCGATAAAGCATATCGAGCAGCGCTTGTGTCTGCTACAAACGCTGATTGAATGTAAGAAGTGTAGGGAGATGAAGCTAAAGTGCCAAACAGCATCCCGTTACCACCAGTTGCTTGAAGCCTTAACGTCCCTGTAGTTTCGTCAATGGTGTTATTTGCTGTTCCACTAACAGTAAGTTTTTGAATCGGATTAGCCGTCCCAATACCTACCAGACCCGCACTAGTAATACGCATCTTCTCATTTGTAAGCCCAGCAGTGCTGAAGGCAAGGGAATCGCCATTTGTGTTATACACAATTGCGCCACGGCTAACTCCCACTCCCTGTTCACCAAAGTAAATATTGCCTGTTTTATTAGGCCCGCAGCCAATCGTCATTCCGCAATGATCTGTATTCTCAAGAAATAGTTCATCAGCGTCGACTCCTGTAGTAAATCCTACATCACCAGAAGAAACGGTAAGTTTTGCGTTGATGTCGGTAGTGCCAATAGCAACTTTGCCATTGCTATCGATGCTCATGAAGTGAATGCTCTGATCTCCATTAGAAACGCAGAAGGCTGGCGCTGTATTATGATCATCAAATCCAACAGTTACTCCTCTATCTCCTGAATTTACAAACTTCATCTTGGCAGGAATAGTGCTACCAACTGGCTCACTAATTACTAGCTTTGCATCAGGACTACTCGTCCCAATACCAACGTTGCCCGCACTCGTGATGCGCATGGCTTCAGAATTATTGGTAGCGATTGCTAAGAAATCTCCATTATGGTTGTATTGAAGATAGCCAGCGTATTCACCCAATCCACTGGTGCCATCAGCAAACATAACGGTGCCGCGATGACTGGTGCCTGAAGCAATAGTGATACCACGGTCACCTGTTCCAGCTTCTCCAACAACTAAATTATTTGAAGTAGAATCGTAAGCGCCAGGGGTAGTTGTCCCGATACCAACTTTGCCGCCGGAAGCGATGCGCACGGCTTCGCCACCACCAGCTTGGATTACAGCGTCATTACCTGTAGCACCAATCCTGACATTCAGAGTATCAGTATTTGTAGAAGCGATATTAACCCAAGCCGAAGTTGTCGCCGATTCAAAACTGGAAACAACAGTGCCTGTATCAGTTCGATTGACCTCTAAAGGAAATGCAGGATTACTCATCCCAATACCAACGTTGCCACCAGTAATATTTAAACCGCCAGTGACAGGATCATTGCTTGAATCAAGTTTTAGAAAACGAGCGTCAAGTGTAGTTAGTCCAGTAGCTTGAAAAGATCCAGACCAGAATCCATTAGGCGGTGTGCCTACATAAGTGTAAATAACACCGTTGTCTGCTTCAAACGTTTGTCCGTTAGATGTTGCAGTAGGAAAATTAATCTGAGCCATTTCTAATTCCTTTTGATACTACTATTGTAAAAGACTTGAACCTATCAAGCATTTTCAAGAGCTTCAATCCTCGTAATTGCCTCTTGCAAAGCAGCAGTCAGCAATGGTACTAATTTAGCTTGGTCAATGCCTTGATAGACAGGTTGAGTGCCAGTCTGCGTCCAAGTACGAGTTCGAGTTTCAGTAGATTGGTTACCATCTTCATCAGTAACTGCTTCTTCCCAAGTTAAATCGTCAGGCTCAACAACATCAGTTTCAAGAACAGTCCCATCCCACTCAGTGAGAGTACCAATGGGTTCTGTCTCATTATGTGAGCCCTCTACAGCTTCTGGTACAACGGTTTGTGCTTCATGAGCAAGAAAACCATCAACAGTAAGAGAGCTATTAATAAAGTTAAAACGCTTTGGCAGAAGCTGTTTAACACGATCGATTGCGTTATCTAGAACAACAACATTTTCTTTTAGTCGATAATCTGAGTTGTTGGTAAAAGATACAGTACCATTGCTGTTCAGAATAATCCGGCCATGTTCATTACCACTCCTCATGAAACGCATGACGTTTCCAGTACTGTTTCTATTAAGGACACAGGGCGCACTAGCACCCCTAGAAACAAATAATGTTGATCCATCGGCAGCTTTATTAAAAGATGCGCCTTCTGTTGTGTTTCCTAATCCGGGTACGCTTGATGAGTCTTGATGAAATAAAACGTGTCCATTGTTTTCTATTCTCATTCTTTGCACTGCAGACGTATAAAGCCGGATATTGCCGCCAGTTCCGCCAATCTGACCGATTTGAAAAAGCGTGTTATTACGAACCGAAAACCAGCGAGTGACATCAGCGCTTGAAACGTCAATAGTGGCGCCAGTGTCAGTACGGTTTGGGTTTTTTAGTTCAATATGACCACCTTCAGTCGCAGCACTGCCGCGTACAAAAAAGTTGCCATAAGTTGTTAAATCTCCGTTGCTAGCAACTACCAACTTACTAGTACCAGATCCGATGTTACCGTTCCATACTTGCCAACCACCGCCGGAATCTGCACCCATATGATAGTTTCTAAAAGTATCGCTACTTTTACCTAACTGAATCAGTCCCAATCCATTGGTCTCGCCAAAACGTCCATAGCCTTGTACGTCTAGCAGATAGCCGGGAGAATTTGTGCCTATTCCGACGTAACCACTTGAGTTTAATCGGACTCGCTCATTGCCGTTGCTAATTAGGCTTATTTGGCCATTTGCAGGGTTGCCAATACCAGTGCCATTGTTATACCAAAATGCATAGATCGGCTGAGCACTTGTGTATCCGTTATTTACACGGATTTCTGCACCACCGCCAATTGAATTTGCGCGAGTAAAAACTGAAACAATCCCGTCATCATCTCGCACTGCATGCAGCTTAGCAACGGGAGAGCTTGTATTAATGCCCACTCTTGAATCAGTAACTGAAACGACTGTATTAGCTCTGCTGTTATGACCAATTCTTAATTGATCTGAAGATCTATCTGCCCAGATTTGCCAGTTCCGTTGTCCTTGGTTTTCAATATATAGTCCAGCGCTGGTGGGCAGCATTCCAGTATTAGCTGCAGATACTTTAATTTGTGGATCGCTATCGCCACGAACGTCCAACAACATGCTGGGACTAGTCGTCCCGATACCAACGTTGCCGTTGCCATTAATGCGCATTTTTTCAGAACGACGATCTGTATTTCTTGCGCCAGCAGCTGTAGTTCCAAAAAGAAGAATTGAACTACCGTCTGTATTATGTTCAGAGAAAATGTGGGTATCTGCAACGTTGAGGTTGTTCCTAAAATCAATGAAATTTATAGCTAATGCAGCTGAACTGTCTTTGCCGTGTACGAACGATAAACCCTGGAATTGATCTGTTGTATTAGTCGGGCCGAATAGTGGATTTCCTCTTACAACAAGTTTATTTCCAGGGGCTGTTTCACCGATACCAACGTTACCGTTGGCTAAAATCCTCATGTGCTCAGTATTGGCAGCTAACGCAAGATATCCATTAGAACCCTCTGCACCAATAACACTGGCTGCGTTACTTGTTCCAAATTGAACTCTGGCGCCAGTTTGCATAAAGAGGTTTCCTCCGCCAACAACATTTACGTTGCCTGCCACTTCAAGTTTTTGAGAAGGACTACTCGTGCCCACGCCAATGTTGCCGCCGCCGGTTGCAACAACGACATTATTACTAGTTGCAGAATTAATCTCTAGCGGTTGACCTGTAACACCTTCATTTATACTAATGTTGGCCTTAACGGTGCCGTTGTTTTTAAAATCAATAAAAGAAAGTTGATTACCACTTGTACCACCAACATTAGAATCTAGCACTAAAGATGCATTGCCAGCCGCTGTGATACTTGTGCTAGCCGAACCAGAAGTGCTAACAATAGATAACTTATCGCCGGGACTAGTTGTGCCAATACCAACGTTGCCTCCAGTAATATTTAATCCACCAGTCACTGGATCATTTCCTGAATTCAACATCAGGTAACGATCATCAAGTGTACCTGATTGAGAATTACTATTAGTTGTATCTGGTAGAACAGTAGGATCCCAACTATCAGGGCTAGCATCTACCCACTGAGAACTATCAGCATCCGTGTAATAGATATACAGACGACCATCATCTGAGTTATACCACAGATTTCCGGACTGAGGATTAGAGGGTGGAGTCGTAGTAGCAGGAAGTTCTACTTGTCCATCATCGGCAATATTTCCTACACCACTAATTCTAATAACGTTATTATTGCTGTCTTTTAAAAAGATTGCAGGATCATCTGTGTTGTAGTTGATTGCAAGTTCGCCGTATTCTAACTGACTAGCAGTGGGCGTTTTTGCAGCACCACTGGCCAGCACATTTGACCGCTTAAGTTGAAGTCTCATGGTAACAACCTATAACTACTGGATAAAAATCCTGATACTATTCTAATCAATACGATCCACCATCTAATACATAGTTGGCATCATCCAAAGCTGCTCTAAGTGATGACGGAACAACTGCTGCTGCTGACTCTGTTCCTGCAATTGTTTCTGAATTAGTTGCTAAACGAACAAGACCTTTTGTAGTTGTAGTTCCATCGACAATTTGTATTCCGCCTAAGCGTGTTTCAAGAGCTGCCGGAGTGACAACAGTATTTGTAGAAGTTCCCGCTGTCATTTCAGCAGAAGTTGCAATACGAATTGTCCCGTCAGCAGTCTGAGATGCGTAGTTGATATCAAAATCAAAAACTGTTCCAGTTTGCTGGACTGTTAATGGAAGGCTGACAGTTACATCAACATCACCGACAACTTGTGCAACTTGAGCAGGTGTAACTGCAGTTGTATTATTTGTCCCTGCAGATAGCTCGGACGCAGTAGCAATACGAATTACTCCGTTAGAAGAATCTGTTGCATATGGAATGGCGTCAATCGCATCTTTTACTTGTTTAGGATTAACTGCAACATTCTCTACTGTGCCAGCAGTTACTTCTGAATCAGTTGCAATTTGAATAACACCGTTTGCACCACTGGTAGCGTAGGCAACTGTAACTTGGAAATTGTTATCACTTGTTTCTGTTACTTGAATTGGAGCAACACCAGATACAGCAACACCATTCAAGGCAAAGACCATTTGATCTGGAGTTACTGCTGCAGCAACTGAAGATCCGGCAAGTGCTTCTGCATTAGTTGCAAAACGAACAATACCTTTATCTGTAGTATTGCCAGAGTTTATTTTAATAACTTGATTGTCTAGATAAACTGGTAGCTGTGCAGTTAATGTGACATTACTTACAGAGGTATTTACAAACCCGACAGTAGCTGCATCCGTGTTGGCACTAGGAGTCCCATTAATAGTGACGTTGCCTGAAAAGCTGCCTGTGGTAAAAGTAACGTTTTGCGTAAAATCAGCACCTGCAAATCGTGAGTCTGAATCAATAAACAGACGATCTGTTGACTGCAAGACTTCTTGATAACCTACAGGATTGAGAACAGTAATTCTTCTGTCAGCCATATCAAATTACCAAGGGTGCAGAAATTTCAATGTTCATTTCATTAGTGTCTAGGGCTACACCAGCTTGAATAAGAACAGATCCTGCTGTAGTTGTATCAGGAGTTGTAGTGTAGTTGCCTGGTGTTGTAGAACTTAAGTAATACAACGTACCTGGCGTAAGATTGGCTGGAGAACCATCAACTACTGCTGAAGCAGAAAGAGATGTAATAGGCAACGAGCTTGTGTAAGTGACAGTCGTCCCGCCTGTGGCTGTTGTTGTTGCTGCACCAGCTATTCGTGCTGTCGAGAGAGACGATGCATCAGCAAGAGCAGCTTGTCCGGTAGAGGTCAAATACAGCAGAGATCCAACCTGTGCAATGTTTCCAGAAGCCATTGTTGCAGTGAACAAGAACTCCGATGTGTTTTGATTTGGATTAACAACATTGTCATCTCCAGTTAGCCGCCAAGTTCCTGGGCCTTGACCGGTTGGCTGTAGATAAATCCAAGCACGACCGAATTCGATTTTGGTGTCACCTACGGATGGCATCTGTTACTACACAACATCTTTTATTATTTTAACTTGTCTTCCCCTTCCAATAGTTTGTTGAAATCTTGCAAATTTTTCGCAATTTGTTCTTTTAAAATTCGATTAAGAATATTTTGATATGTCATTACTAATTTAGCTGAGACAATCAATTGCTTACGTAGCTCATCAATATCTGAGCACTCGTTAATTTCATCAGCAATAACCCTAAGCCTCAATTGACCTTCTAAAGGAATGTCAAAATCATCTTTGCTAAACATTTGATTATTGCTATTTATTTAAATACTAACCAGTTGTTTTTTTAAATGTTGGCTAATGCCACAAGTGCATCAGTTTTGAATCCTGAATAAGTTGTATTGCTATTAAGTGCAGTTCGAACTCCTTCAAGTGCTGTAGTTAAAGTATTTAGTTTGGTTTGAACATTTACGGTATTTACTAAGGTTTCGTTGCCATTGCTGTCAACAACAAAATTAGTGATAAATAGATTATCGGCATAAACACCTGAACTACGAACGCTTAATTGCTTTCCATTAGTTGCATGCTTCCAGCAGAAATCTTCTGTATCACCAAACTCCCATGCCATTTCATTAGCAAAAGCTGTGTTTCCAAAAGTCACATTGTTGGTTGAATCACTAGCAAGTTTGAGTGCTTGTCTACTTGCGGTTGTGGATGAACTAAAATCAATACCAGCAACTGTTACATCATTAGTAGTAATTGAAAGTGATGCAAAGCTGGCACCACTAATAGTGGCATAAGTTGCAGCAGCAAATGTCTTAAAGTCGTCCACATATTGACGTGTGGCAGCATCTGTTCCAAGCACTGGAGCGGACACGTTATTGATTACTTGTCCTCCCATATTCAAAGCACCCGAAAGAGTTCCTCCCGTTAAAAGCAGGTAGTTATTCAAATCCGAGTTTGTAGGCAATCCAGATACTGTTGTACTTAAAGCGCTAATCGATGAAGTATTTGTATCAATGTTGGATTGAAGTGTTGTGTCTGCCGCATTACTTGCAGTCTCTACAGCAGTTAGTGCAGTTTGAGTAGCTTTAGTTGAAAGATCTGATTGCAGCGTTGTGATGCTACTTTGCAAAGCTGAAGAATCAAAAGCAATTGAGTTAGATCCAAAGGTTACAGTTGTTCCTCCTGTACCTGTAATTGCCACATTACTTGCGTTGCCTGCACTATCAAGCAAACGAAGGCTTGAAGGTGTAGTTAACGAATAAGTAACTGGAGAAACATTTTCAAGAGTGGTAACCCTTGTATCAAGTCCACTAATCTGCGTCGATGTAGTAGACGAAAGCGTTGTTACAGTTGACTGCAGTGTTGTGAATTCAGTTTCTTGACTAAAGTCAGGCGTTGATGTTCGCCATACACTTCCACTACTCACATACAACTGCAGAGTGCTGCTGTTATACCAAAGTTCTCCATCTGCTGTGATGCTAGGAGCATTTCCGCTTACCGTAATTGTTGCTCCAGATGTTCCTTGAGAATTATCAATTTTAGTGTTCAGAAATTCAAGCGTATCAATTGACCATGCATTAAATTCCTTTTGAGTGTCAACTCCTGTAGTCGATGGAAAAACAGAGGGGACTCCAGCAAGATCAGTTACAGTTGTCGATGCAAGTGCTAGCTGATCTGTATTGATTGAGGTAGATGTAACTAGGGTCCACTGATTGCCTGTATACAAATACAGACTTTGAGTACTTGGCTGATACCATAGTGCACCTTCAAGCGCACTGTTAGGTTGAGTCTCAGAAAGAACTGTCAGTTGATCTGCACCATTTGTTTGATGAAAGTCACCGCCAATCCAAACCATCATTCGGCCTTGACGTTTGTCAAACCAAAGATCACCATCCTCAGGATAATTAAGCCATTGACCACCAATTACATTGCCTTCTGAATCCTTTTCAGGCAGCCAGCCAGGCGGATAGTCACCTACACCAATATTGCCCCACTCTTTTTTAATATCTAAAATTGCATCACGAATGCCTGCATAACTTGGCGCATACTCATTTGGTAGAGCATTATTGCGAAGACGCAGTTCATTGAATGCTGCAACGATGCCAGCGTATGAATCGTTCTGATAAGTAGACACGCGCAACTATTAACACTACTATTTCTATTGTAGTGAAGCAGTCTTTATTGTTAAACTTTAAATATTGAATTGTACTTTAGGCGGATATGTCTACAGCCATACTCGAAGGATATGGTGACTTGATTATTTATGACGGTAATACAGATTTTACAATTGTCAAGCCCACACCTTTTGCCACAAATAGTACAAAAGTAAAGAGATGGTGGAGGCAGAATTATAACGTTGTCACTTACGAAGCTTGTGCAATTGTTGAACTTTTAGATTTCTACATTGTCGTAAGTTGTGCTCAGGACGTCCAACTTAAGATGACTTTTGATGGCACGAGTGCCGTCACTTTTGACGTTGGATATGACAAACCTGGAGATGGAAATATTGAAAGAATCTTAGTTGTCCCTAAAACTGAATTTCATAATCCTATTAATTACGATGATTACTATTACGATTACTCTACAAGAGAGCTAAGAAAAAACTCATATGGAAATGGTGCAATATTTGATATTTTCTTGAGCGCCGCCCTTGATTTGAATTTTGCAGTAAACAAATCTTTGGTCGATAGTATTAGCGGCAATAATCTTGTAAGTTTTACTCGTGCCAGTAGTGGAACTTTTGTTGGTGCGGATGGTCTGATTAAAACTGCATCGACAAATGAAGCTCGCTTTGATCATGACCCTGCAACTGGTGAAAGCCTTGGGCTGCTGATTGAAGAGGCTAGAACTAATATCCTTCTCAAAAGTGAAAAGCTGGATGCATGGTTTCGCGGTAGCAATAGCAGTGTTACAGCAAACCAAGCTGTAGCGCCTGATGGCACGACTACTGCTGATCGTGTTCAACACGGCAGCGTCGGATCATCTTGGCTTCGACAAAATGTTACAACTCCTGGTGTTACTTACACCATTTCTATTTACGCTAAAGCTGTAACACCTGGCACTAATGATCAGTTCACTTTTGAACTTGGTTTCACGAGTCCTATATTTACAGCAACAGGTGAATGGCAACGCTTTACATTTACTAACACAGCATTTGGTACATCCGTTTACTTAAATAACGCTAACGACAGCTTTGCAACTGACGTTTATTTTTGGGGTGCACAGGTAGAGGAGGGTAGCTTTGCAACTTCTTATATTCCTACAGACAGCTCCACTGTGACCCGTGCGGCTGATGTTGCTGAGATTACTGGCACTAACTTCAGCAGTTTTTACAACCAAAGTGCAGGTACTATTTTTGCAGACAATTCTTACACAGGTTTAGATGACTTCCAATTTGTATTGGACTATAGCGATGGGACTTTAAACAACAGGCATAGCTTGTTCTATCTGACAACTTCTAACCCAATAACTCTCAGAGGTAGAACTAGACTTTCAAACGATCAATCTGCATTAGAAGTTGCAATTCCAGCATCAGGAGTGTTTGCAAAAACAGCTTACGCATACGCATCAAATGACTTTGCTATATCTTCAGCTGGTTCAAGTGTGTTGACTGATTCGACCGGATCGATTCCTACAATAAACCAACTTACTGTTGGTGCCACCTTTGCTAACTCTTCTGTTTATAGCGGACACATAAAACGCTTAGTCTATTTTCCGACTCGTCTACCTGACGAAAAACTAAAATCAATCACTTCCTAATCATGTCAGACGAAATTATTGAAACTCCAGTACCTGGACCATACTTCCGTTTTACTGACGAGGCTGCCTGGGTCACCGCCGCAAAGGCTGCTGGCTTTTATGTCACTGATCCTGAGACTGAAATTGAGGAGCTTCAAGCTTATACATCAGATCGTGCTATCGATGTAGTTGGCGAGCTTTACAACGATGATGGTGTCTATGAAGAAGATGGAGACGGAAACACGATTGAAATTAGCCCACCCACAAAATTGCCAGGATGGCACATTAATTACTTGGGTGATTTGCCTGATGGGTGGGATGCTTTTGAAGTAAAGCCCAGTCCGCCTCAACGAGTCTTTTTTGCTGCTTAGAACTGACTGGTCAAAAACACATATCCAAGCTCAACGTCATCTAAGTTAAGTGCTTCTGCAAGAGCAGCGACCACTTCAATCGTTGTAATTTCAGATCGCTTCATTTGCTCAAGGAATTCATCACCTACCTCTTGAATTTCTTTTGCAAGCTTCTCTTCAAACTTTAAACGTGATTCAAAACTAGGAAATGTATTTGGTTCTTCAACCCGTATTTTATTGATAAACATTGCGGCAATTGAATGCTTGCATACTTTGAATCCTTTTTTGTATAGCTCAGATGCCCAGCTTTCAATAATACCTGTGGCCTGTGCAACACCTTCAATATCAAATGAACTAGGACTTTTTGCACTAGGTGCTGGATACCTAGATTGCCTATTGATTCTACCTGTATCGCTATCAAAAGTTTCTGGCTGACGTAGTTTGCCTCTGATATGAGCAGGGCAACTACATGAGTACAGATCTGCATATGAGAGAGTTCTTCCTGTCAAAAATATTTGATCGAGAAATGGGTCAATACTCAGATTGATTTTTTGCCAAGCACTTTCTCCTGGAATTAGTGGTTGATGAAAATAGTTGCCATCTTCATCGATGTCTACATCTTGATACGTAAAACTATTGGCGGGAAATACGATAAATCTATTTTGTTCATATGGAGTATAAAGTGTCAGCGTACTTTTAAATACTGTTGATGTAATTTCTAATTCATTGGTTGCTGGACGTGCCATGACCGACTGAATTGTCCAGGGCATAATTGCATAAGATGAAGTTCCTACTTCACTTGCAACTACATCTCCAGTTAGATATTTATTGCCAAAATACTTTTGATAGTCAGACTTCCTAAAAAAGAATGATCCTTGCAAAGTACTTGTTGTATTTGTTGTGTTGAAAATTACTTCTAGGCTGGCTATATCACCAAGTGTTGGTGGCAAGTTAGTTGTATTTTTTAGAATCTGAAGTTCTTCTCCAGTGCGTGAATCATTTTCAATGACTTCAAAGTATGTATCAAAATCTTTGAATTCAGTCAGTGAGGTAACAGCAGTGACGTTGTAAAACTCAGGGGTATAAACAATCTGGCCGACCAATGCTTGAATATCATTGTTGTTCTCTTGTATGAAGTTTGTTGCCATGATGTCACTCAATGGCATAGTTGCTACGATCTGTAGCCCATCTTTTGAGCTTTTGCCTTTATATACAGCAGGTCGTCGATTTGAAGTTAGTACTTGCTCAATATTTGCAGAGGCATTTCCATCAGTCACTCGTTCGCCAAGTGAGCGCAATAAACTTGCATCACTATTAGCATTGCCTTGAACTTGAACGACAACTTCTCTATTCAAATATCCTTCAGGAAAATTGTATTGATCTGCTTCTATGCTTGTAATTACACCTACAGAATGCTGGGTAGATGCTGAACGTTTAATTGTATAGTGAGTTCTACTATCAGAATTTTTTGTTGCAAACCTATACCCAGTAAATGTTACTGGTGTTTCAGCAGGAGTACCTTGATACAGAACAGCATCAGCCGCGTCATAGGGTAAATATGCCGCTTGATAGTAGTACTCCATACCCTTGCGCCATCTGGCCCAAGTACTATCCATATCGAATTGCTCGATTGCACTTCGAGTTACTGTCGATCCATAGCGACGATCGCTTGGATAATTGCCTGCAGCCCCTGGCCCTTTTGCTTTATCTGTTCGATTGTTGACTCCGGTTACAGCAAATGACTTCGATCTACCAAATGATTTACTACCAAAGCCATTTTGCTTTCTAGGCATCAATAGAATCCGCCTTGAGCTGCAATTACAGGAGTGCCAGCACTGTTAGCAGGACCAGCAAGCTGCAACGAACACCAAAGAACAGAGCCTTTTGGAATATAAAGTGCACGCACTTGTGAATCACTGCCAGTACCCGGCAACGGAGCTAAAACTTTCGGCAGTGAAGTGCACGAAGTGATTTGTCCCGCGGTAGTGGCGCTATCAATTTGCTGAATGTATGTCGCGTCATTTGGCCGAAGATAATCCACTGCTGTGCTGAGATAGAACACAGCTTTGTATGACACAGTGCTACGCGCAATTACGTACAGATCTTCCACAATTGCGCCATCATTAGATGTGCAGTCAACAAGAACAGATGATTCGTTAGTTCCAAGAATGTCGAGGCTTGTAGCAGATCCCGAGGTCAAACTGTTTGATTCAACAACTGAATGAAACGGACGATCAACCAGCAGGGGTTGTTTATTAGTAGCTGTAGTGGCCATTATTAGTTACCTTTACGAATTGTAGTTTTAGTAGATCCAGGAATCATTGAGCCATCGTCTGGAGACATGACTTGAGCTGCTGCTTGTGCATCAGGTACTCCCTGAAGCGTAAGTCCGCCTTCTGAATTACCTGACATTGTAGAAGGAACTGCACCAGGATTAAAGACTCCACCCTCCTGTGCCATATCCATGTCATAACCCATCGGTCCAAGGGGACCGACTTGATAAGGGAGTTGCTCACCTGATCCATAAAGTTTTTCGCCACGTTCAGCTGCTTGCTGAGCCAAGTGCATTGGCTCCATCATGTCTTGCGATTCACGAAGAGGTTGTTGAATCGAACCGTAGGCAGCATTTAGACCACGACCTTCAACAATGTTTTGGTTGCGATCAGAGTTAGGTGCATATCCAGGAGTACCAACCTTTGAGAAAACATCAGGAGCAAACACAGGATCACCGTAGGGAGACTGTGCACCGCCTTCAAGGCTTCCAGGCTGAGCTGCGCCACCGCCCATTGATTGACCAACCATTGGGTTGTTCATCATGTTGCCGGCTCCTTGAGGAGCATTAGGGAGGGGCTGAGGAGATCCAGCAAAAGTTGCATCCGACACACTCATTGCAAATGGGTCATCGCCCATTGCTTTACGACGATTTAGCTTTTCTTTAGACATATCAAGCTCCGTAAATTTGTTGACGATTGTTCAATCCGGGATACTGCATGCCTTGAGCAAGCATTGCCAAACGCTCAGCAGCTAGACCACCTGAAATTTCAGGATCAACTTGTGGTTGTATTGTCGCGGATGTTCCACCATCAGCAAAACCTGTGGTGTTCAGTGGATCGCCAATAATTTGATTGCCTGCAGCATCAAACCGTGGTTTAAAAATACCAGTAGCTCCATCAATCTGGTCTCCCGCCATCAAGTTACTGTTGCCGTACTTAGGATGGCGAGATGCTTTTGAAGCTTCGCCAGATCCATTTTCGTAAACAGACTGGATACCAAAGATAAAATCGTTGTGCCCGGCTTGAGCAAGTGCAGCGGCCTTCTTGGATTGATAATCCGTGTCTTTTCCGCGACCCATTGTTATTTTTTGAGTTCCGTGATGCATGGGTTCACAAAGTATTTCCTAGATATATTCTAATACTATCGATAGTTTTGGTTTAACCAAATGCGTGAACCCACTGCTGTGTCTGCAGGACCAGGAATAGCCATGACAAATTCAGATCCTGAGCGCTCAAATGCATAACGACGGACGTCAGGACGCCGATAATTAGGAACATATAGAGTTTCAGCAAGACGGTCAACTTCACGTAGGTAGATCTCACGTGCATATGAATCGCCTTTTAGTGGATCAGTCGTGCGAATTGTTCGCTGAACATCACCAGCAATCTGTTCGATCCGGCTTGCGTTTACCTGACCATTAGCAGTGTCATAGTATTCACTGGCTTCATATGCAACGTCACAGCGGCGGATGTGATCAACAATTTGATTGTAGAAATACTCATCTGGGATAAGCGCCATCGCTTCTTCTAGACGAGCACGATCACCAGCAGGGATTTGTGAACCAGAATTAAATCCTAGATGGAATCTAGTTTTTGACTTTAGTAGTTCGTTTAGTTCCATCAGCCAAGAATCCCATCACGTGTATATGCTGCTTTCAAAATCTGCTGCAATTCATACTGTTGATCGGGTGTCATTTCTTTGCCTGCAGCCTCTTGTGCTTGCAGTTCAGCCAAAAGTGCTCCTGTTCGTCCAGATTCCTGCATTGCAGATTGTTGAGCTGCTGCTCCTAAGCCACCACCGAGGATTGCCCCTACAAGACCACCAGCCATACGAATGCCAGGTTTCAAAATATGATTTGTCCCTCGCATTTTGCCAATAGCCTTTCCAAGTGGCTGTGCCAATGAACCGCCAAGGACACCTAGACCACCACCCAGGGCGGCGGCAGCAGCAGTCGAATCACTTAGGCGAGGACCCTGTTCTGCCTCATTGGCAGCTTGTGCCAACAAAATTTGTTCTAGACGAGGATCCATTTGTCTTCTGCCTTTGTATTTTTATTTTAACTAATGAAGATAAGGTCTTCTTCAATCAGTTGTTCCCAATTAACACGAGGAATGTTTTCTAGTTGCTTGAGATTTGAAAAACGTTCTCCGCTCAAGGACATTCGCAATTCAACAATACGCTTAGCAGTTGCATAGCCAACACCAGGCAGTCGTTTTGCAATTTGTTCGGCAGGAGCAGTGTTCAAATTTAGACGAGTATCTTCAATTGGTACTACAGGATTAGGCAGAGGCTCTTCTGGCGGAGGAGCAATTTGAGGTGCTTCTACCTTTGCTAGTCGACCTTTTTCACGGCTATAAGGAACAAGCTGCTCAAGAGTCACATATGTAATGGTTCCACCAGCATCACGCACCATTGCATATTCTTTATCGTGCTTGGCAATAAATTCAACCAATTTGCCAGTCTTACTATCTTGAAATAGATTACTATCCATTATTATTTAGGGTAAGCATACATTTATTATAGACATAAAAAAGCGCCCCACAAGGAGCGCCTTTGATGTTATTGATGATGGATCAATATCCAGAGCCGGATTCGCTCTTATAAGGAATGTGATACTCATCAACGTCAGGACCAGGAGCGTCGACGTAGTAGCAGACTTCAACCATAACGGCTGCACAGTCAGCAGGATCAACGATCGTCAGAGCACCAGAGTAAGCAGCAGAGATGGTGACCTCGCTGGACTCGATGGACACAGCACCGTTGCTGAAGGTGGTAGAAGCACCAGCCTCAGGGAATACACCAGCCACAGCAGCCAAAGAAGCTTCAGTGTTTGTGGTGGTGGTCAGACCATCAACAGACACGGTGTCAGTGCCAGTTGCTTTCAGGTTGGTAGTGCTGATAGCAGTGCGATAGACGGTAGCGCCAGCGGGAACCTTAAAAGGCTTATCCAGACGAGGCTTGTCGTCAGCACGGAGGTCAGGAGAAAGGATCTCCAGAGCCAGGGTGCCACCGCCAGTTTGGTTTGCGGTGACGATAGCGATGCCACGGAGTTGATAGTACTCAACACCGGGGACGGCCAGCACACCCTGTTCGCGATAAGCGTTCAGGTGAGCTACATAGTTACCGGGAAAAATTACAGACATTGTTAGTTCCTCCTATCAATATACGAAAGAGTAACCAACCGTGATGAAGTCCTTATTCAGTACTTCAAAACCGGCAAACAGGGACCAGATCATGATGATGAAACGAGAGAAGTCGTCGTTGTTGTTCAGCAGGATCTGAGCGTTGTTACCACCGATACCCACGCCAACAGCTTGAGGACCGAAGAAGATCAGTTGAGATGCGGCGTAATCAGCGGCACCTGAACCGGCATCGGTAATCGTCAGGTTGAAAGTCGTTTCAGGGAGGTTGGTGGACTCGAACCAACGGACACCTTCAAAAAGGAAGCCAGTGGGCATCACGGGCTGACCAGCCACAAAGCCGGCTTGGCCGTAGCCAGGACCCATGCCTTGGAAGAAGGAAGCGTTGGGAGCAGCATTTGGCTGCATGGGGTTGATCATGCCGTTACCGGGATAACGAGCAATCTCGCGGAAGTCAGAGTTTTGACGAAGATGCATCATCGCGGTCGGATCCACGATGCAGCGGTAGTAACCATCGGCAAAAGTCGGGACGTTGCGCTTACGCATGTCCTTAACGACTTCCAGAAGGTCAGTGGTCACGTCAAACTTGGCAGATTCACCAGCTGCGTAGTTGACGCCCTTGGCTTTGCCACCAGGCAGGTAATAACCACCTTGGTCTTTGCCAGCAATACCGTTGGCTTCTGCCTTCAGCAGTTCGTTTGCGAAGACGCGGTCACGCCAGCGGCGATAGTCGTCCAGCAGGGTCAGAGAACCGATGGACTGGTGGAAGACGTTGAGGTTACCGGTGTCAAGCAGCAGGCGCTGAGCAGTGATCAGGGTTTCGCGAGCAACCTTGAAAGTAGAAGGCTGGGCGCTGTCACGAGTATCGGCGGGACCGGTGTATTCGCGCAGGGTCACCAAGACCTTGTCTTTAACAATATTGCGTGCAGAGGCGGTTCCGAGGGTTTGATCTGCGGTCCGCTCACGGGACTCCTTAGTGCCAGGCTTGCCCCAGAAGCGATAACGATCAAGCTGCACAGTTTGACCGGGTTGCTTACTGAAGTCATGTACGACCACGGGCTCCACAGCCATCTCAATGATGTATGCGGGGTGGGGACGATACAGTTCGGCACCAAGAAGTTTTGGAAAATCATTATCAATCCACATCGGATCGTAACTCCAAAACTAAAAGGTTTATAAGCGACATTCGACTTTGCCGCATAACTAGATGTTACTTAAATTAGATATAATTTTTATATGAATACCCAAGAATATTAGGTAATGGAATTTATCGATAGCAAGGAATGGGTGCCTGTGCATACTCTTCCCGGTTTCGAATGCTGCATTGAATATTATGTAAATGCTTCTGGTGATATCAAAAGCACTAAAGGGACAATTGAACGTATTCTTAAACAAAAAATTGCAAAGACTGGATATCCTGTAGTTAATTTAACGCAGCGTGTAGGTCGTAAAAAGATACTTACTATTCCCGTTCATACACTTGTGGCTTTCGCTTTTTTAGGACTGCCACCAACTCCTTACGGTAAGCGTAAAGGCTGTAGTGTTGTTCGGCACATTGATGGCAATAAGAAAAATAATAAAGTAGAAAACCTAATGTGGATCAAACGTCAGCAGCAAAAAATAACTAAAATAGAGAAAGTAGAAATTGAGTAACACATCTAATGGCTGATCGAGTTATCTACAAAGGTGGACAATCTGTTCCTGTCAATGTTGGTGGTAATATTCAATTGATCCTTCCCAAGCGTGGTAGTTATCATAAGTTTCCTCGTTGGTGGAATAAGAAGCCTGGAGCCTACATCGAGTGTGCAATCTTTCGAGTCAAGCTAGATAATGGGGCTTATGTTCGTCTAATTATTCCTTCGGCAGACCGCATTAATCTTGAGATCCGTCACGACGGATTTGGTAACTTTACTTTTCCCGCAGCACGAATTGATCGGGTAGCTATTTTTAAAGATGAGTCTCCCGATCTGTTGGTTGAATATCAATTCTCTAAAATTTCTGGTGGCAAAGTTCTGAAGCGTAGTGTGTCTCCACTGCCTCCTTATCCTGCACCACCCGAGCCGCTTACTCCTTTGGAAAAGTTTCCACGTCGCCCTTCTGCTCTCAAACGTCGTAAAAAGACAACGATTAAAGTTGAGGTTAAAGATCAGGCTAAAGAATCGACGTCAGACAACTAACTTGCGCTGAGCTGCAGTTAACTCGTAATATTCAATATATTTATCGCCTATCTCAAGACGTACATTGTAAGGAATCCTCTTTGTATTTCGAGCATGAAAGCCTAAATAGAAGTAGTCTTTTGCCCCGATGAACATCTCATCATACGCAAACTCTTCGCGATTTTTAGTGTATAGTCTGACGTCAAAATATGCATCAAGGAACCGATTTCCGGTTTTGAGGTTTGTCAGCTTTACACTGACATAAGGTTTTTTGAACTGGGACAAATCATTTGAAGTTCTCGCAGGTTCGTATCCATTAACAATAGATGTGTCTACTGAAAAATTAAAAATCGCAGTATCGTAATCATTTGTTGTTCCACTTTCTGGAAAAGTCCAGACATGGAAGTAATCATTTTCTGGTGTTTGGATGTTTGAAAAAGCACTTGCTGAAGAGACAACTTCCAAATCAATTTTCAAAAATACATTCTCTGTACCAAACAGTCCTACAGTATCTTTGTAGTCAATAAGACGAGGGATTGCTGTAACTCGCTCAGTTTTGGCGTTTTGAATGGTTGCTGAATCTTTGGCAAAATTCAGCGATTTACTAGATGCGTAGTTAGCTGGCAAGCTACTACCGCTTCCACCCATAAGCAGAATTGAGCTATTAATTTCTTCTGTGACGTTCATTACTCATCTGCATGCCTATCACTATTGTAAATTACAAATAACCATTTACCTCTTCTTGGTTATCACGTAATGCACGAAGAGCTTTTTGCTCTAGTGTCCGTACACGATCGCGTGACATATTTAGGATTTGACCAATAGCTGTCATTGACATCGGCTCAAGAATATCTTCGCCAATCCCATACCGCATTGAAATTACTGCAGCTTGCATCTCAGGCAGCTCTTCAATGAGATGGCGGATATCTTCTTTGATGAACTGACGCTCAAGCAGTGTGTCGGGCAGTTGTGTTTCGTCTTCCAATAGATCTACAAGAGCAGTATCTCTGTTTTCTCCAATCTTGATTTCCAAGGATGTTGGTTGACGTGCTTTACACATCAGATCTTTAATTTCGTCAACAGTCATTCCCATGTAGTCTGACAACTGAAATACATCCGGCATCTCCCCATTAAGTTGGCTTAATTCCCGCTGGGCTTTCTTAAGTTTGTTGAGGTTCTCAGTAACGTGGATCGGTAGTCGTATAGCACGTGATTTTTCCGCAATCGCCCGAGTAATCCCTTGCCGTATCCACCAATAAGCGTAAGTAGAGAACTTATAACCACGACCAGGATCAAACTTCTCAACACCACGGACGAGACCAATCGTCCCCTCTTGGATGATGTCCAAGAGTTCCATGTTCCTCTTTGTGTATTTCTTTGCGACACTAACGACGAGCCGGAGATTGGCCGTAACCATTTTGTCTTTTGCCTTTTCTCCATCACGAATATCACGACGAAGTTCTTTTAATGTAACTCCTAAAGATGTAGCAAGTTCTTCATTATTAGGATTAGAAAGTAATTCCTTGCATGCTTTAATTTCCATCAGTCGTTGTACTTGACGACCAAGCAGGATTTCTTCGTCATGCTCCAAAAGAGGAATCCGTCCGATATCACGAAGATAAGAACGGACGGAGTCTCCACTTAATTTAATTGCACTCATATAATCCCTATGACTATCTATTAATAATAGGGTATATTCTATTTATTTGTCAACACTAAGCGCGAGATATTACGCCTACTATTTCTTCCTCTGGTTCACTATGTAGCATTGCAAATCTTGTACTTTCTTTCGGAGCTTCCGTTGCACCTTCGAGGGCTTCAACTGCCATTGCCTGAGCGGCATGTTCGTTAAAACCTTTCTCTCGGTAGATGTCATAGAAACGCTCATATTTTTCAATAGAGCTATCAAGATCTTCACCGTGATGCAGCATTTCAGCTGTCAAATGATTGGCAGCTTGATCAGGCACACCATCGGTCTTAAGGTGTTTCCAAATAGTTTGGAATACCTCAGGATCTTGTTTAGGAGTTTCACCTGCTAATCGCACGTAATTTACCTATCTATGACTTCAACTATTCTATCGAAACTATTAACCGTATTGATTAGCTTCAGCAATCAAAGATCCAAGATCAGGTGATTCGCCCATACGCTTAGAAATAGCAATATTCATTTCAAACTGTTCAGGCCCAATGCGATCCATTTCAGCATTCAAGTTTTCCATACCTTTGGTCAATTGATAAGCATCCATTACATTTGCTTTGGCCATATCCCGATACTGAGCAGCAGCACTTTCAACAGTCGAGGTTTCAGCCATCATTTTGGTTTGCATCCCCTGAGAAGCAGCCACTTGCTGAGGAATAGCAGAAATAGTGTTCTGTTGAATGTTTTGAAGTTTCAGATCACCTTGGCGTTGCAGCTGTGCATTAGCACCAGGCTTGCTTGCCATCCCACCATCCATCATGTTGGTCATGCCTTGGTTGGGAGGAGTCATGGCTCCGAGACCCTGCTTCATAGAGGAGAATTGCATTGCCTCCCGTGCATAAGGAGCCTCACCCATTTGTTGAATACGTTGAGCCATTGTTCAAATACTTTCTATACTTCTATTGTAAAAGGGCCACCGAAGTGACCCTTTCGTTATTTAGATCAGTAGTCCTGAACCAACATCTTGGATTGGAAAGCTTGAGGACCAGCCTGGGCAAGATACTGCCAAGCATTCTCAGGATTATTGTCCATCATGGCGCTAAAGTCACCCCAGAAGGAACCAGCGCCTGACTCTTGACGGCCAGGGGTGGGCATGTCCATTTGAGGACGCTCGAAGGACTGAGGAACGCCACGTTGTTCTTGAGCAATAATTTCTTGCTCGAACTGAGCACGAGCTTCATACTGTTCGCGTGCAGCAGTCTCTTCAGGAGTTTCAGTCGGGTAGGGACCTTCTGCACCAAAGAAGCCGTTAACGTAGTCAGCGAGGACATCGGGATCAGTCAGCATGATGTTCATAGCAGCACGCTCTTCAGAAGCAGCGTCCAGCATGGTATTCATGGTGGTGTTGCGGCCGACTTGCTCGATCAGAGCGTCTTCCACTGCACAGGCGTAGTTATTGAGCAGAGCAGGAGCCTCAGCACCAAAGTGCTCAAGCACTTCAAGAGAGACGTCAGAAATCTGACTCAGGTAAGAATCAGCTGCGGGAGCGGGGGCGGCTTGATACTGGGCGGCTTGTTCAGCTTGAAGCTGGGACAGATACGCCGCCTCCTGGGCCGAATAAGTTGGGGTTGAAGCTTGGGGAGCGTAAGTCGGCATCGCCTGGCTTGCCCATTCCGGAGCCTGGGGCTGAGAAGCCAGCGGAGCCTGGATACTGGCCTGTGGTGTTGGCGTTTGATACGCCGAGTACGGTGCCGGGGCTTGGGACGCTTGCGGCGAATTCAGGCTTGCGGATAGTGCCTGGAATGCTTCCTGCCATGGATTGCTGGCCGCTGCCGGAGCCGAAGCCTGCGGGGCCGCTGCCGGTTGGTAAGTTGCCGGTGCCTGGGGCATTACCGGCGCTTGAGCCTGGAAGCTCGACGGGCTGTTCGTCGCGAATTGGGAGGCCGAGTCGGGCACGCTTGCGGTCGGCATCGCTGAGCTTACGGGCGCGGACGGTGCTGTCGTCTGACTGATACTTTCCACTGTAACTTAACTCCTTACGTAAAAATTCAAGGGATCGATAGAGGAATCCTGTGATGTCAAGATTCGGATCAGCCGCCAATGGCTGATTAGGCATTTGCGGGTGGGGCAGCTGATACAACTGACCTAACATCCCAATGAATGTATTGAAACTTTGTTGGGATTGCTGGACCATCCTGAAGGGATAGCCGGTCAACATTGCTGAGCGTTCTTCGTCAGTTTTGCTGGGGAAGAGATACTTAAGGGCTTCAATAGAATCAACACCTAGTTCTTGGAGGTTTCTGACGACGATACTATTATTAAGAATGCCCTGAGAATCCTCTTCGAAAATCTCACCGGTCCAGCGCCAATTAACTTTGCTGCTGCCGTCAGGGATTAAACCAGTAACCCCTTCAGGTATTTGACCTGACTCAATACTAGCAGAAAAGAGTTGTGCTCTATCATCTAGGTATTGTTTCTGATCAATTTGATATTGCAGTTCAGCATCATTATAAAGTTCTTCAGTTTCAAATTCTTCGCGTAGAGGAATGCTTGGCTTTTCAAGCTCCATAGCTTTTGAAAATGATTCTTCAAAGATATGCTCTTCATGCTGAATCATCATTGAAAATAATTTACACAAACCAAAGTCAAACAATGCTTTGCATTTCTTTTCTGCAGTTGCGGCACATCTACCATAAAGAGATTTCATCTCATAAGCAGATGCTGCGGTATTAATATCAATATCATCTACACCGCCTAATGCTAGACGAATTTCAGATCGATATTGTTTTACATACAGATTTTGGTCACCACTTACAGCATCAGGTGTCATGTAAGACACTCGATCAGTCGGTTCAAGGTTGGCAATAACTCTAGGTACTTTGATTTGACCATCAATGCTTGATCCAAAACCGGGTGCACTTACACGTGTGCTAGGCCGATCCATTGCAAAAAAGCCAGCTTGAGAACTAATGGTTGGCTTCATATTGCCTTCTTCACCAGACTCAAGAATATCGTGACGAGGCCGACTAGAAACTAAAGTTGGATTTCCAAAGAACTTCATGTTCTTTCGAACATTACGCACTAGCTCGTCGTGAAATAAAATTTGATTTGACAGCTGATCAAATTCCCCACTTCCGGTGTTTTCGCCCGTGCAGTCGATGTTATTAAAGACTTCAACAGCAGGAATAAATCCGAGACTGTTAGTCAATTCTTCAGTTTGACCTGCTTGTCCCATAGGAAAAGTAGGCATTCCTCCTTGATCTTCGAAGTCAATTTTCTCGTTAGAGATTGTTTGAATAATCTTGTCTTTGTAAACCTTCAAGCGAATATACTTTTTCTTTCCGCCGCGAGGATTAGGCATGGACATTGCGTCCATCAGATTTGGTTCTTTGACACCAAAACTGTATACAAGTTCTACATGTTCAATATCACCAAACTGGTCACGATAGCAACGATAACTATCTTTAGGAAAATAGAGCAGTTGATAGGTCTCTCCTTGGGGTCGAAAGTAAAATAAACCTTGACCATCACATAAGAAATAATCGACAATACTGTCGAGTTTCATTTCAAGCATGTTGTGCTCATAGACTTTTTTTAAAAAAGATTTACGACCACCATACGAATCTTGTTCGCTATAAAATTCAACACCTCTGCGAAGAATAAACATACGCATCTGAGCAAGATGCGAGGATACAATCATTGTGTCAATGGGAAGATCCCCTCGCTTTTCCTTTGCAGCGGTGAGTATTTCCTTAAATTGATGATTAGCCATCCCTTATCCTCTATTTACTTTTAGTGTAACGGCAATCAGTTAAACCGTAGTCCAGCAAATGCACCTTCTTCAGCTAAACGTCGCCGTGGCAATGTTAAGGAATTACCAAACATCATTGACCCTCTAGTTTGGCTGTAGTCATTCCCAATGCTGGCATTGTCACCAAAAGTGCTGTCTTCAATATTTGTAGTCATATCTCCAGTCTTGCCAATATTGGCATCAATATCGCCAGCATTAAACGATCCTGTACCTCCGCCAATCACAAAGACAGGCGCTTCTTCTTCAATAGGAGGCATTACTGGTACTTGGAATACAGGTGAAGTAGGCTCTGGACGTAATTCAAAGGGTGACTCCATTACTGGTGCTGAAGATACAACAGGCTCAGTACCAATATCGTTAGCAGGATTCTTAGGCTCAGTCGGTGCAGGCTCTGCAATTGGCTTGCCGGTTAAACGAGAGTAATCATCTTCAGCAAACTTTCCTCCCTGGAAAGCCATAATAATATCCTTATCGCTATATCCAGAAAGATCGTATTTATTTCTATCTACCATGCCTAATCTTGCCGCGGCACGCTCTGGATCAGCAGCGATGCGCTCACGTGCTTTCTCATTACGTTGTGCAAGACTGAGTCCTTTTTTGAACTCATCACTGCCCGCCATTCTAGTTTTGGACATTATTTGTATCAAATAGGCATAAACCTATTCTACATAATTGTTATTTAAGATCTTTCATTACTTTTTCAAAAATATCTTCTGCAGGATCAAGATCAACAGGACGTGGAGCAATTGGCATTGCAAAACTTGGTGCTTGATATCCAACAGTAGATCCCATATAACGGGAACGAACTTGATCTAATTTATCTTGGAGATAGTTTTGATTGGCTCCAGCAAACTTAAATGCAGCAGCCATATCTCTATTTGGACGGGAATTAGCTTTTCTGGCTTCTTCAATAGCACCACCTGCACGCCCATAACCACTTAACTGAGATTTAGAGCGTTGAAGGAAATTGTCGTTTAGTGCGTTGTAGGCAGTAGCAGACTGCATATTTGCTAGGGCACTATCAGCATTAGTACTACCAGAAACTCCACCATTATTGCCAAAGCGCATATTGCCAACAGTGACAGAGTAATCATTACCGATACTGGCACCTGCACCGAATTGGCTATTAGTAATTGTGGTATCCATATCGCCTTGCTTGCCAATGGTGGCAGTAATGTCTTCGGCATTAAAGGAATTGTCAGTGTTGACGTTGCCGATGCCTCCCATGTTGCGTTCTCCATCAACGTTGCCGCTGTTATCGAACTGTTGATTGCCATCACCAATGATTCCCTCATTGTTGTTAAGAGAGTCATTAATTTGGTTGTTTCCAGTGCCTATAACAGTATTTGTAGGCTTCGGTTTCGGCATGACGTTGACGTCTGCGGAAGGCTTCGGTTTCGACTGTGGTTTAGGAATCGTCACAGGTTTGTTTTTCTCTTCAAGCAGCTTTTTGTATCGAGCCATATCAGACTCGCCAAACATACGACCACCATCCAAAGCTTTAAATGCCAGTTCTTTGTCAAGGCCTGCAGTTTGTTTGTCAAACAGGGCCTTTAGCTCTGCAGCAGATTTATTTTTAATTCCGTGACGTTTTTGAGCATCAGCAAAATATGCCTCGTTGGCTTGCTTGAATGATTGAGCCTTTTCTTTGGCTTGGACCATCTTATCGTCCTTCTTAGCTACCTGAGCTTTAAGCTTTTCAATTTTCTGATCCTTTCGCTCGATCTTTGCGTTCTTCTTTTCAATCCTACTACCGGCTTGATTCAGTTGGTTTTCGATTCTTTTTGGCTTGTTTTGAATAGTTTGAGCTTTCTTTTTTGCTTCCATCATCCGGTTGTAACGCTGCATGTCACCACCTTTGGTGTCAAAGCTTCCACCACCATCTAGTGCCTTAAATGCCGTCTCAGCATCTAGACCTTTAGTTGCTCTCTGATAATCAGATAACATTCTCTCTGCCCGACTTTTATCGCCTCCTGCTTTCTGTAAAAAATAATTTATGTTCGCAGCCATGGTTTTACTATTTATAAGTCAAAGCTATCACTATTGTAGTCAAGTTGAAGACTACCTCGTCTCAACAATCCACCCATAGTTAAAACCATTGAGTCAACAGCGTCATCGTGCTGTGAGTGACCAAAGTTAACTAGTTCTTCTTCAAGGATGTTCCATTTACGCCATTTGTTCCATACAACTTTTTTGTGCTCATACAAGCCAAGGACACCGCGTAATCGAGCAAGCTTGTCACCTTTAAATCCTTTAACTGGTGAACAGCTCAAGTTATACAAAGCACGTTGATCGAACATGACACGTTTGAAGTCTCCCTCAAAAGACGACTGATAAGCCACAGCTTCAGGCCAAATCATGCATGATGACATAGTTGGAAAGTATTGCCCTTCGTCATTTTCTAGAAGAATATGCCAGTCAGCTAACATCTCGCAAAGTGTATCCATCTTTTCAAGATTGCCCATACTTTTAACACGTCTTTGGTCAATCAAAAATATTTTGCCGTCTTTGATGCCTCCCAATGTAAAGACAGTCCAGTCGTTCTTTTCACTCACACCAGCACTTAAGTCAATGCCAACTCCAATGCAGTCATATTCATCAGGAACCTTACCGTAGACCAATAGGTCTGGTGAAATGCCTACATCACTCGATTGCACAGCAGTGTTTAGATATTGATATGCAAAAGCAACACGATCCTCTTTCTTCCTTTCATTTAAGTATTTCATTGACCAAAACTCTGGCCAATAGGATCTTTGCCTGCCATCTTCATCAGTAATTACTGCTTTTTGTACTATTTGCTTCCAGCCATTTTTTGGAATAAATAACGAGGCGTGTATATCGTCAAAGTGAAACCGGGTTCCCAAACAGATGGCCCGCGCTCCTTGGAACATCGTAGGAGCGATAACGTTAGACCACGTTTGTTCCATCTCTCTCCTAATATCTGGATTATTGATGGAAGCAGCTGACTTGATAGGGTCATCAATAAGTACAAGTTGGGATCGCTTTGAGGTAATTGCACCTTTGAGACCACCACACGCAATAGTGAATGCTTCTTCCCCAGCGGTATCGATACCTGCAAACTCATAATCAATGCTCCAATACTCATCTGATCGTCTTACTTTCGATAGGCGAACCATCGGGAATATTTCACGATACTTTGCACTTGCCAAAATGCCTTTGATAGTCGCAGACTTTGCGCGACTAATATCAACCATGTATGCGATATAAAGTATTCGCAGCATTTTCTTGGCAGCTGCATGTCTCCCGATCATCCAAGCAGCGAACAAACCAAGGACAGTGCTTTTCGCAGATCCGCGTGGTGCGAGGATCGATGTGTTTGGTCCTCCGATTCCTAATAGGCATTCACTATCAACTCCTGTGCATAGCTCATTATTCCACTCCAACATATGCTTTGCTGGAGGTTTTCCCATAAGAGTGCAGAAGCTTACAAAGTTATCTCGTGCCTGCAGTACATCTTCACTCGGAGGTTTAGAGGTAACTTTGGTAGCGTTCATCAACGCCATGCGTTTATACGCAAGCGATGCACTTGGAATAGCCATATATTCTGTATCTAGTATTTACAGTTTAGCGATACCAACCACGTCTGCGCTCTACTGCATACTGAGCCATTCGATCTAAATATGACGCACGTGCCGCTGCAATTGCGTTTTGTCTCCGAGTAATTTCATATGCAATTCGCATTGCTTCCTGAAACTTACGGCGTTCCACTTCTTTTGCGTTGTATCCAGTTAATTGTTCTGTTCCTAGGTGAGGCATCCCAGGCAAAGCAGCTGCCAACGTTCCGCGAAGACGAATAGCATTTGCACTGTGTTCTTTGATCTCAGGCAGTTCTGGCAGCTCTGGAATCATCATTACCCGTTTACCTCGCTATATACTTTTGCCCATACAGCATTCATTGCATTTTCAATAGGCTCAGAGAACTGTGGATCGTCTTTAAAGATGGCAGTCATTTCACGCATTACACGATCTGCGCCAGCCAAGATCAGACCACGCTTGTCCGTTGTCTTATTGAATCGTTCCGAAGTTTCAATATGACTGCGAAGTTCTTTCTCTAGGCTTGCCAATCGGGCAGCGCCATCAGAGCCTTTAATTTCACCAGATGTGATGGCCATACGTAATTCTTGGATGTCACTGTGCAGAGCGCTAATTTCACTGTTAAGGATGCCTCTACGATCTAATTTTTTGAATTTCATCTTGACCCATCGGGCTAGGTCATTGAATGAACCTGAATAACCGCAAATACCTGCATATACCCAAATCTCAATCACAGAAGGAGTGACCTCAGCAAATTCTCTAAAATCTTCACTTTCGGAGGCAGGAATGCTGTCGAGCCACTGATCAACAACGGTGAGGTAGACCTTACCGGTAGATGTTGTAGTAGTCATCAGAACATACCTGCCAGTCCGCGTGCATACCTGCTTTGACGTGCTGCCTTCTTATCATCTTCAATTGTTGCCTGCTGCATAGTCTTACGCTCTTGACGTCCAGTTGTTTGAATCTTGCGAACATCTTGATCGCCCTGTCCAGCAATTTGTGCGAGAGCTTGTTTGCCTTTGATATTTTGTAGTTGACGATCAGCAAATCCCTGAGCATCAATTTTGCGGACATCTTGGTCACCTTGTCCAGAAATCTGATCAAGGGCTTGCTGACCCTTGATGTTCTGTAATGCCTGATCTTGTTGGCCTGCTGCTTCAATTTGTTGAATAGCTTGCTGACCTTTTGTGTCTTGAAGGGCTTTGTCAATGTCACCTTGAGCACTGATTTTATCCAGGTCAACTCCTCCTTGCGTAAGGATTTGTTGATTAGCTTGATCACCTCTAATTTTTTGTAGTTGTTGATCAAGGAATCCTTGGGTTTTAATTTGTTTTAGTGCCTCAATGCCTTGTGCACCAATTTGATCCAACTTGCCTTGATTATCAAGTTCTTTAAGCGCTTTATCAACATCACCCTGTTTAAGGATTTGATCAATCGCACCAGAGTTTCTTAGTGCTTGCAGCTGTTGATCATTTAAGCCCGATTGCTTAAGTTGATCCAAAGCTTGCTTACCCTTCATACCCTGAAGTTGTTTATCAATATTTCCTTGTCTATCGATCTTTTGTAGATCAATTTTACCTTGGGTGCTTAGCTGCTGAATCTTCTGTCTGCCATCTTCAGACTTCAACCATTTGTCAATACCACCTTGAGCATTAATCTTCTTGATGTCGATGTCACCTTGCTTAATAAGCTGTTTAAGTTGCTGCTTGCCTTTCAGAGATTGCAAAGCACGATCTTGCACACCTTGGGTGGTGATGTTTGCTCGGTCTTGAGCACCTTGCGCTCCAATCTGCTGAAGTGCCTGCTGCCCTCTCATTCCTTGTAGAGCTTTATCAATGGCACCTTGAGCGCCAATCTGTGCCATGGCTTGCCTGCCTTTTTCACTCTGCAGCCACTTGTCGATGCCGCCTTGACGATCAATTTGAGCAAGTACACCTTGATCCCTAAGTCTTTGCAGTTTCCTGTCATTGACACCAGCTCTTTTGAGTTGCGCCATTGCTTGCTCTCCCTTCATGCCTTGAAGAGATCTGTCTTGCTGTCCACTCTCCCGAATCTGCTGAACAGCTTGCCTGCCTTTTTCACTCTGCAGCCATTGATCAATGCCGCCTTGTGCGTCGATTTGAGCAAGAGCACCAGATGTCTTAAGTGCTTGCAGCTCTCGATCATTGAAGCCAGACTGCCTCAGCTGATTCATTGCCTGCTGACCTTTGATGTCTTGCAGGTTAACGTCGATACGTCCTTGAGCAGCAATATTTAATCGGTTTTGAGCACCTTCAAGTCTGGTTTGGTTTTGCTGAATGTCTCCACGTAGTGCAAGTTGATTGTTTAATCGATTTGCTTCATTCTTTGCAAATTGCTCTTGGAAATCATACTCGGCACCCATCTTCTGCATGCCATAGTTGAATTCTTTTTCCATAATGGCACTCTTGTTGCCAAACTCAAGTCCAGCAGCAACAGTCATTTGATTAGTGGCCAATCCAGCGTTAGCAGTAGCAAGCTCAATCGCTTGCTGCGTATTCATTGCACTCTGAATCGCGTTCGACATGAACGTATTCTTAATTGCAGCACCAGCCGGATCATCAGTTGCATCAGGTTGCCAGTTATAGAATTTATTCATCATGTCCGAAAAATTGAACATGCCTTTATTTCTATTCCCTTGAGGCGAGGTACCACCTCTTGCAGCCACCAACTTGTTATAACGCTGTTGGTCGGCAGCATCCCAGTTTGCACTGCCACCCATTGCTTGCTTTACTAGTGCTGGGTCTAATCCCGGCGGTGGTTTGCGACGTCCTCTTTGATTTTGATTTCTTTTTCTAACAAGTGCATCATATCGTTTCTGATCACTGGCACCCCAATGCTTACCACCCTCAAGTGCTTGTTTTGCTAGTACTGGATCCAAACCGGGTGGAATCTTTGCAGCCATTTCAATCTACTTAAGCATTGTCTATATTCTACAAAGTTAGAATAGGACTATTGCATAGACGAAGGTATGTCATTTATTCAAGCTGGTAATGAAGCTGTTCGTGCTGCATTAAAAGCAAGAAGTGCTGCTGAACGGAATAAACCCAAATACGATCGATTTGGCAAACGAGCTATTCAAGATCAGACTGCGCAAGATCTTCTTTCAATGGAAATTCGTGGCCGTGCTCAAGAGGCTGCACTAATTTCAAAATCAAACAAAAAAACCAAAGATATTAATAGAGAAGCCAAAGCATTTGCAAAAGAGCAGGAGCGCAGTGCAAGAATGGCTGGTAAGTTAGCTGGTGGAGCTGCTTTAATTGGCAGTGCTTATTTTATGGGTAAAAGAGAGGAAGAAGAGAATGAAGTCCTTTCTTTGTTGCAGAAACAAAAAGAACAAACCGAAATAGAACTAAGGGAGAAACAAAAAGAAATTGAAAAACTACGTTCTAGTCAAAATACTGAAACTATTACTGAGCAAGATCAGAATACACCTAGTTTAAAGAGTAGCGATTCCTCTACATCGTCTACTAAAGAAACTTTAACCGGATCGTCCCCCTCGCTGACAAGTGCTTTTAATATTATTGGTAAATACGAATCTGATTCTTCAGGCGGATATGATGCGTATAATCTTGGCGGTAGCCAAGGTGGAACGGTTGCTTACGGCTCAGGTAATAGTGCTGACGGAAAACAATTTGGGGCTCCATTGACTTCTATGTCTATTGGAAAGATTAAACAATTGCAGGCAAATGGCCAATTACACGCTGCTGGCCGATTCCAATTTATTGGTAATAGCTTACCTGAAGCTGCACGATTTGCGGGCCTCTCTGATAATGATATTTTCTCACCCGAGAACCAAAATAAAATGGTTATGGCCTTTGGTAAGAAATATGGTTCAGGACGTTGGGTCGGTTTACAGAAAGCTTCTGAAGAAGAGCGAAATATTGTCGATCGGGCTTTTGATAATTATCAGCTTTAAATTGTAAATGCTTGACCCAAGTTTTGTAGTCCAGCCATAAGCTGCATAAACATTCGATCTTTTCGATCTCTAGCACTACGCTTATCTTCTCGCATCATCTGCATAATTTGTAGATCTTTAGAGTCAGCATCCCGTTTTAGCTGCATCTGTTGATTTTCAAGGCGAATTAGATCGGCACGACCCTCTTGACGTTTGGTTTCGTTCAGATTGCGAAGTCGTTCAGTTTCTAGTTTTTCTTCTGATCTTTCTCTTGTTGTTTTAACTACATGTTGTGTAATCGCATCTGGATCTGTCATTCCTTCTGGAATTGTGACATTATTTGTAACAGCTAAAGTTTTTGCGTTTTTATATGCTGTTGCTTTGGCTTCTCCAATTCTAACTTGTTCAGCTAAAACCTTAGGGTTTGTATTTTCGTCAATTGTAATATCCTTAGTGTGAGGTGTATTTTGATTAATTAATTTAATTGTTTCGCCATATGTGTCATTAAGGTTTGCTTTATGAATGGCTTTAACTTTTTCATCGATAGCAGCACCACGTCCAGTAAAAAAGTCTCCTAATCTATCACCTAAAGATTTTTCTCTAGTGCCTTCTTCAGGATCGTAATTAGCATATTCACGTTGGGCATTTTTTTTGACTGTGCCAAACAGAAAATCATTAATTGCTTCTCGCATTAGATCATTCCTCCACGAAGTGCTGCCAAAGCTTCTTCCATTCTACGTTGTTCTGCTGTCTTTCTATCTCCAAAAATAAACTGAGTTGCGTCACTAACCATCTTGCCTGCGCCTGCACCTGCGAGAGCACCCAGAGGCCCACCAACAGAACCCAATGCACCACCAATCATCATTGCGGTCGCATCCATTGCTTTGTTTGCACCACTATTAGGTCCAGCAATAACATCGGCTGCACCCAAGACACCACCAACTGCACCAAACGCAGGAAGAGCTTTCAGAAGACCTAGTGCCTTTGCACCACCAGCCATGCGACCAGCTGCACCGCCGATTTTTGTAGCACCACCTGCACTTCCGATTAAACCAGTAAGTTTGTTTTGAGCAGCAGTTGCAAAAGGCGTTACGGCTTTATCGTATTTGGCAAGCCCTGTGCCTAATCCTGTGGCACCATCAATCAACAGATCACCAACGACATTGCCACGGGGATTATATTTATAATTAGCTGGATTTGCTTTGAATGAAATATCTGGATCAACAATGCCCAACTGTTGTGCACCACCAGGCAGCAATGCTATTAAACCTAACGCATTCAAAAGATCTTCTTCTGATTGTTTTGGTGTTCCCATCATCACTTAACTCCTTGTAGAGCTTCTTTTGCTTCAAGGCGAGTAACCTTGGTTTCAAGCTGCTGAACTGCACGGACCAAAAGGCCAATTAGATCACCAGTGTCAATACATAGTTTATCAATTGTGGGATCATGATAAGTTGCATCAGGTAGCACCTTTTGATATTCCTGTGCAATAAATCCGTGATGAACACGGTTATAGTCAGTGCTGTACTCTTCTTTGTAATTGAAGGTCACCGGACGCAAACTACGCAGTGTACTTAGTGCGTCTTCAATTCGTTCAATATTCTCTTTTGTCTCTTCGTCAGATAGGAAAGCTGCACCAATCAATGAGGCACCAGCTTGAATTACAGAACCAATTTTACTTTTATTTGCTGCAGATCTTGCTGCATCTTTATAGGATTCTGCGTCTTCCTGAGCTTGTATAACTTGTTGTGCAGCTCTTAGTCCTGAGTCTCGAACACCGTGAATAACTTTCATTTGGCCACGATTTAGTGCGCCAATACGTGCTTGTCCTGCCTCCGCAAGACCACTAAAGTCAGGCTTATTGTCTTCCAAGAAACTGTAGTTGTCAGCAACTGTTGCTTGCCTTGCAGCATCAGTACCGCCAGTCATGCTGCGATGTTCACTTAAATTGAAATCACTAAATCTTAGATCACCAAAAGCCATTGCACTGCTGCTACTTATCTCTCACTAGTTTAACTATTAAAGATATTGAAACCAATATCTTTTTGCAAAAACTCTCCAGGACTTAATCCTCCAAAATCCATTTCCGCATTCCAATCGTAAGTTCCAAACTTAGGGGTCTCCAGTTTTGGAGTTCCAGGTGTTGGCTTATTAAACATTCCACCTTTGATTGCAGAACCACCAATTGTTCCAACTGCTCCTGCAATTGATCCAAACAATTGAGCATCAGCTTGTTGTGCCATTCCAAATGCCTGAGCATCTCTCATATATTCTGCAGCTTCATTTCGAGCAATTGTATTAAGAGCATTGGCTTGCGCTTCTCCCATGGTTCCCATAGCTGTTAGATCTTGATCTACAGCATCTTTAATGGCACGTCCGCCAATTTCGTCATAGCCCGCATTTTTTGCCATAAATGATGCAAGACCAGGGGGATTAGCAAAGCGCATGGTTCTTAATCTTCGTTTCTACAGTTTATCAAAACTGTGGATTATTCAATTGATTTTCTACGGTGTTGCGCCGACGACGTTCTTCTTCAAGTAAGTTGCCTGCAATTTGTCCAGCTGCAAGTCCAGCTACGCCACCAACAAAGCCACCACGAATTGGCCTTTTACTTCTAACACCTGCAACACCACCAGCCAAAGCTCCTAAATAAGGAACAATACCAGTAGTGACAGGAAGACTACGACCAAGAAATTGCAGTTCGGGTCCATGCACACCTTCACTTGTAGTTTTTACAACACCACCAGGAAGTCCAAACTTGCCATCATCGAACGGATTTAGATCGGTCCCTTTGTCGTATTTAAATGCTTGATAAGCTCTGTACTCCTCAGGCGACACATCTGGACGAACCTCTTTGAACTCACTGTATGGAAGCATCTTTCCAGTAGAACCCATTAGATATTTCAGGCCTACTTCGCCAAGGACGTTTGCTGTTTTTGTTGGATCTTCTTCACTAGGAATAGCAGCCTTATAACCTTCTGCTCCACCAAATGGTGTTAGCAAACCAAGTCCAGTATTGATTGCAATTCCTGTAGGAATACCAAGTGCAGCTAAGTACCCAGGCTCAAAGTTTCGTTTTTGCACATTGCCTTCACTATCAATACTCACACCTTTCCGTGGGTTTCCAGCATCATCTAAATATTTGCCACCTTTGGGGGTAGTCTTGATCTTACCTACTGTTCTTTTTCCATAAAGAGATGGGTTAGCCATACCCATCGCAGATTCTGCAATCACATTGCCTGTAGCCTGTGCAGCATTTAGAAGCCAATAGAAGTTACGAGTATTATCTTGCGTTACGTCTGCAGCGACAGTTCCCAGCATTTGTCCAGACCTAGGACCAATCCCTTGTCTAGCACCTATACCCAAATCCTCTCGAATCATCCGAGCATCCCTCTCTTTTTTTGAGAGATTTTTCAGCCCCATATTCACAAGGGCGTCATCAACAGCTTCTTTTGTTCGAATGCCAGTTGGATATGCACCAGCCATCTCTGACATTCGTGGAGCATTTTCAGATTGACCAGATGCCTTGCGTCCCTCACGATATGCTTTAGACCATTCTTCTCTGCCCTCCCCATAGGCTTCTTTTGCAGCATCGAAGAACCCTCCGAGACCTAGTGGCAATCGTCTAGCCATTACGCAACTCCATAACCAGTTGTGGGATTTGCATACTGCTCACGAGTTCCAGGAAGCAATCCATACTGAGCAAGGATGCGTCGCTCAAGGTCTGCAGCAAATGCAGCTTGTTGTTCTGCACCCATGCGTTCAAAGGGTGTTAGGCCTTGGCCGCCCATGACTAGGTCTTTGCCTCGCATGATTTGATCTCCTACTGCCATGCCGGCAACATCGCCCCCAAAAGATCCAGCAAAGTCTGCAATATTTTGAACTGTCATATTGTTTCTCATTCCTGGTAATGCTCCAACAGCTCGGCCTGTAGCTAAACCACCCAGGCCACCACCGATAGCACTAGCACTACCCGCAATT